TTACCTTCATCATAACAAGCTCTAATACCATCTGGGTTAACATTACCTCTATAATCTTCAGGCTGTGGGTGAATTTTAGGGTCACCATATACTTCTGAAGTAGAAGCCTGTAAAACCTTTGACTTAAATTTTTTAGCCAACATTAATACATTATACATACCTAAAAAATTAGTTTGAGCTGTTTTGATAGGGTCGTACTGATAATGAGGTGGAGAGGCCGGACAAGCAAGATTATATATTTCATCTACCTTTTCATGAAAACCTGAAATAATTTCTTCCATAGGTTCTATTACGTCGCCAGTAATTAATTCAAAGTTTTTATTATTGATTAAATCTTTGATATTTTCTAATCTACCGGTGAAGAAATTATCAAAACAAATAACATAATTACCTTCGTCTAATAATCTCTTACATAAATGAGAACCAATAAAACCTGCTCCACCTGTAACAATAATTGTTTTCATTTAATTCTCCCTAAATAAATCTCTAGTATAAACTTTATTTTTATACTGCATGAGTTCTTCTGTCATTCTATTAGCTAGAATAATATCACATTCTTTACTGAAATTTTCTAAGTTATTTACAATTTCATAATTTCTATATAACTTATCCTTCAGGGTAGGTTCATAAATAACAACCCTACAATTTAACTTATTTACGATATTAATAATAGCAGCTTCTCTGAAATTATCTGAGTCAGCCTTCATAATTAATCTATAAATACCAACTGTTTCAGGTTTCTTCTCCCTTATTCTTTCAGCAATGAAATCAGCCCTACTAATATTAGATTTAACTACAGCTTCAACAACATCATGTGGTACGTTATTTAATTCGAAGTTAGCCAATAATTGCTTACTGTCTTTAGGTAAACAATAGCCTGAATAACCAAAAGATGGGTTGTTATAATAATTACCAATTCTCGGGTCATAACTAATACCCTTAATAATACTCTCTGAATCAAGACCTACTTTTTCAGCATACATATCCAATTCATTAAAGTATGCTACTCTCATAGCTAAATAAGTATTGGCAAATAATTTAACTGCTTCAGCTTCTGTAGGGTCCATAAGAATTACTGGAACATTTTCATCTAGAGAACATTCTAATAATAAGTTAGAAAACATTTTTCCAACTCTACCTTTATCACCAACAATAATTCTTGATGGGTGTAAATTATCATATACAGACTTACCTTCTCTTAAGAACTCAGGTGAGAAATAGATATTAGAAATATTATACTTCTTTCTCATACTCTCAATAAATCCCACAGGTACAGTAGACTTAACTACAATATCTGCTTGTGGACAATATCTCAGAGCATTTTTAACAACATCATCAATAGAAGAAGTATCAAAATACTTTGCAGCTTCCTTATAATTTGTAGGTGTTGCTACGATAATTAATTCAGCACCGGTATAAGCAAATTCTTTATCTGTTGTTGCTCTTAAATTAAGACAACCATTTTTAAGCATCCGTTCCAAAATAGGTTCCTTAATTGGTGAAATACCGTTATTAATCATGTTTACTTTTTCTTCAATAATGTCTAAAGCTTTTACTTCATGATTCTGTGCTAATAAAACGCCAAGAGATAAACCTACATATCCGGTTCCTGCCACAGTAATTTTCATTACAAAACTCCTTTCCTTATATTACAATATAATTATACTACATAAAAAAAGAGTTGTAAACTAATTTACAACTCAGTTTTAAGACCTAATAAATATTGTAACTCTTCATCTTCTGATAGTTTATTATCTATCATATAATCAGAAATACCCTTTTTTCTTTCTAGTATCCCTTGTATACGTTCATCAATAGTATTTCGAGCTATTAATTTATAGATAATAACTGATTTAGTACTACCAATTCTCCAGCACCTATCTTCGCACTGTTCTTCTAACCGCGCAGTCCAGTTACTATCCAAGAATATTTCATAACTTGCTCTAGTTAATGTAATACCTGTACCCATTTTTGAGGTTGTACATAACATGATTTTATTTTCATCTTTATTTTGAAAATTATCAATATTAGAATTTATTTCTTCCTCTGGCTGGTCACCAGTACACAATAGAGGGTTATATTTCATTAACCGACCGTATAATATATATAGTGGTTCTTTAAATGTTGAGAATATTACTATCTTCTCATTATTAGAGCAAATCTCTTCAACTAAATCACAAGCTCTTTCTATCTTAGCATTTCCAAAATCTTTAGTAGAAATCATCGTTGGGCAGGTAGCTGCTTCTCTTAACCTTGTTACGAGACCCAAAAGTGAAGTAGTTTTTATATTTATTCTATCTGCTTCTTCAGTAATGCCTTTCCGTAAATCTTCATAGAATTTATTATGCGCTTCAGGTAAGTCTATATATTCTGGTACTATAACTTTTGGTGGTAAATCTAGTAAGTCCTTTGTTCTTCTTAAAGAACAATTATTAATTTCATTTTTTAGAACTTCTATATTTTTATAGCCAGCTATTTGCTGATGACCAAAAAGGTTTTGATAAATACAATAATACCGTTTAAAATTTGTATATGTAGATTTTTCTTCACCTATAAATTTTAATGGTACAAAAGCATCTAATGGGCTATTGACAAGAACTGTACCTGTTAACCCATAGTGGTACTTACCAATCTTAGCCAATTTAAGTAAGTTCTTACCTTGGTCAGAACTAGGAGATTTTGCTTTATGACATTCATCAAATGCTATCATATCAAAATTATTTTTACTATTTCGAATAGCATCTATTACAGTATTATTTCTTAAACTTTCTATATTAATAATTATAAAAAATTCTTTAATAGGTTTATAGAGTTGTTCAGCACGTTCTTTGATAGAAGTATAGGTTATTTTACCTTTACTATTTATTTTTTCACCTATTATAATACAGTCTAGATTTGAATGTTTTTGAATCTCTTTCTTCCAGTTATTTTTTAAAGTATTTATACCACATATAATTAAACAATGTTCTATTTGTTTTTGATTCTTTAATTCCTCAGCAGTATAAATAACCTGAATTGATTTACCTAAACCTGGAGCATCTAATAATAATGAGTTAGGGTGATTTATTAACCACTCTATACCTTCTTTTTGATATTCAAAAGGTGTTGTTTTATATTGTTGAGTTAAATGTAAATTGCTGCCTTCTTCATCTTCCATTGGGTATATATGTATTTCATCTAAAAATGTTAGATTGTCTATTAAAAAAGCAAGGTTGGAAATTGGTGATTCCCAAGCCTTGATATTTTTATGATAATTACAATTACCACAACCTCTTAATACATCTACTATTTTTTGGTCAAAATCAAAATAGAGAAATAAAGAAGTTTTACCAACAGCTTTTACACTTTCTTGTTCAACAATATTAATCATCAAATAAAGAAGTCTCTTCTAGTCTTAATTTTTCTAATTTCTTATAAGATGAAACATAATCTTCACTAAAATTCTTTTCAGTTGAAGGAGTTATAGTAAAGCTTAAATTAGCATGAATTGCTAAAGGTGTTAAACAATTATCACAAACATAAGTTTCATCTAAACACATATCTTTGCCAGTAATAAAATCTATTTTTCCTGAAGTAGTTCTTATAACTTCCTTAGGGTCACCAAAGAATTCTTTAGGGATAAAGATTTCAGCTGGGTGATAAACTTGGCCACAAATAGGGCAAACAATTGTAGGTGTTTTATCTTCCATTTATTGTTCCTCCATCATATATATTATACAACATTGATAAAGAAAAATAAACTAAAAAAAAGTGAACACCTGCAGATGTTCACCTATATATGAAATAAATACACACAGTATTTATAGACTAATAAATTATATAAATATCTCCATCTTTTACATTGGCTGTATTTATTGGCCATTGATTTGACGTAAATATTCTTAACCGCTGTCTAGCTCCTAAAGCAGTTGTTTCACCTGTACCACCATTGGTAATATCTATTACACCTTTTACTGAGATGACATTTGAATTAGATATTTCAATATTAGTACCTGCTGAATAAGTAGTATTATTATCTGTCCAAGGTACGTTAACATAGGCCTTGCCATTCTCGTCTGTTTTTACAGGGTAATTTTTACCTGATTGAGAATAATCTGTTCTAATACCACCTATTTCACTGGTTGAAGCTGGTTTTAACTTGAATTGATTACTAGTAAGATTTAGCCCAATACCTGCTGAATAAGTAGTATTATTATCTGTTCAAGGGACATTAACATAAGCTTTACCAGCATTAGTCCCACTTTCTTCTATTTTTACAGGGTAATTTCTCCCACTTCCTGTAGGTTCTGGGTAACCTGTTTTAATACCACCAATATTATTATTGCTAGCAGTTCCTAATTCGTATGTACCAGATGGAGTAGCCCAAGTACCATTTTGCCGTAAGAACTTTGAAGTACCTGAAGTAATAGCAATACCTCTTTCAATTTTATTATCACCTGAACTATCTGAAATTAAGAGATAATCTCCAGAAGCAGGTGTTACAACACTTGAAGAAATTGTACCACCATTAGCAATATTACCGTGTGCATGACTAGCATCAGCTTTACCAGATAAACTATTATTTAAACCAGATACTTGGCTTATATCTATAGAAATATCACTTACAGTGGCACTAATAAGACCATTTACTTCTTTTAATTCAGTTATAGTTTTTGAAGTACCTAAGCCATTAATAGTAGTAGTAAGATTAGTAAGATTTAATGAGTCTGTATTAAATTTAAAGAAATTATCAGTAACCAATTGACCATTAGCTAAAATCTGCAACGATTTAACTTTATAGCCAGGAACTGATACAGTTGTTGTATCTAAAATTAAACCATAAAAACTACCATCAGAACTACTACCAGAATCTAAATTATCAGTAATAACATTTTGCCCATCAAAACCTACTAGTCTATCTGAAGAATCTAAAACTATACTACAATATAAATTATTAGTTCATGACCCAGGTATGGTAGTGAATTCAAAATAATAACCATAAATTACTATTTTCTTATCTCCGTCTTCTCATTTAATAATATAACTATCTCTATCAACAACAGACCTAATTATACCTGTTAAATTGTTTTCAGAAGTATATTTACCTTCTGGTTTAACAGTTCTTAATGCAGATGGGAAAACTTTAATAACTGGGGTTTGTACAAAATAAGCCATAAATTACACCTCTCTATACTTAATCAGTAGTAACTCTTTCTGTTCTATTACCTATATTTAATTCCCAGGTAATATATAAATTTGTATTAGGACTATCAACAGTAATAGAATCATCTAAATTAACAATTGCATATACTTGGTCCATACTAAATTCAGTAACATCTAAGCCAGTAATAGCTAAACCATCGATGGTAAAAGTCGATGGTAATAGCATATCTGGTATTAAGAAAGTATACACAGCTGTTACTGAATTATCAGTATTTATTCTCATTTGTGGTGTACTTTCATATAAGGTTTTGAAAGAAATAGCCAAAATTCTTTCATTATCAGGGTTGGTATTTAATAATCATAAATACCGTGGTCTTTTTTCTGGCTGATGACCACCTAAAATATTAGTCATAATATACTGGAAGAATAGAGGGGTACCCCGGTTGTGCTGTTTTATAGTTTTATAAGGTCTTTTACCATGCCTTAAAGTAATAGTAGCACTACCAGTATATAAAGCTTTATTTTCTTTAATTTGTATTTTCTTTTGCATAATTAACCCCCTATTTCAGACTCAATTTCTCCAGTATAAACTGCATTCTTATAAAGAGTAGTATTAGTTTCATTTGCATTACCAGAAACAGCTAAATTATCATTAGCTATTGTAGTATGTTCAGCAACGCCCCAATAATCAAGAGCAGTATTGTTATTTCCACCTAAACTGAATTCTCTATATTCAATAATTCTATAAGTCATACCAGCAGGTATTAAATAACTAAATAAATCTTCTACAACCCCAGCACTTGTTAACCGTTGTGGTATTTTAACAATAACTGTATTGCCTTCTTCAGATACTCAATCATCTGGTAAATCACCAGTTAAACCTCTCATTCTCATTAATATTGTTAAACAATATTTCAGAGCTATATTAGTACCCTTTAATCTCATTAAGTATTTAAAACAAGAAACAGCAGAATCAAGGTCATCTAAATTCCAACTATGATTAGGGTCAAAATTTAATGTTTTAGACCTTAACATTGATAATTTATTATCTATATTAGCATCTCATATAGACATATTATCTGCATACATTTTATTAATGTTATAAAGAGCAGTAAATAATCTAGCTAATACTTGATAATCTCTTGATTTAACACTATATTCATACGGTGTTTGTCTAACTAAATCAATCATAAATTACACCTTCATTCTTACATTATTTTGTGTAGGTTTTTCAGAATAACCTCTCATTGATTTTGTTATTTCAATATCTGTATTTTCTAAATCTATATAAGGAATTGTAATACCATTAACTACATTATTCTTATCTCAGAAAATATTAGGGTTAAGAATATCTTCATCCTGTATAGCTAAATCGTTATGCGGTTTATGAATATAGTAAGGTTTAATATTAGGTTTAGTAGAATTTTCAACTAATTCTGACATTCTATTTAATACATTATATAAACTTACTCCAGCCAGTGATGCATTAATTCCAGCAAATACTTCTGGAGATTTTACTTGAACTGCAGAAGATGAATTAACAGCACCTGACCAAGATACCTTTAAAATTAAATTTTTCTTTATTTCATAAGGGCCTTCATCATCAGAACTTGTTATTTCCGGCATAATATTAGGTGTAATTAAATACATACCAGTTTTTGTAATCGAAATATAATCAGCATCTTCTGTATAATTGAAATCTGAAATAAGAATAGATTCTGAGGTTTCAGCATCTATTATTTCAACCGTAACTGGTGCTTGTTCTGAGCCATTTAAAACATAAATAGGTAAAATATATTGTTTATTATCTAAAGCATTCGGATAATAATTAACATAATAACCAAATGGGAATGTAGCTTCACCTATAGGTTCAGATAATGTAAATACATAATCACCATTATTTTCAATCAAATTTTCACTAGTTATATTTTTAGTTTCTTCTGCTATGTGGTATAATTCAGCAGTTTCGCTAGAAATTAATGGGTCATCTAATCTTGTATTAGCACTACCTGAAATAGTTAATAAATTATTAACATAATCTTGAGTAATCTGTTCATATTTACCATCAGCAGCATTATATAAATACCACTGTGATATACTACTACTTATATCTGCAATAGTATATTCATCAGAATCTCCTACATATTCCAACTGATTAACTACTAACTTAGGCTTTTCTGTAGAATAAGACATTAAACCAATACTGCTTATATTAGAATAAGGGGTTAAATTAATATCTTCATCACCAATAACATCTAAAGGTAAAGATGATTGTAATAATAATTCACTGCTAGAAGATTCAGGTGTAATTACATAAGGTTCTCTAGAATCACTAGTAAGTACTGTGATTGTTTGCCCTTCAACTAATCTTTGAGGTTCTGTGTTACTTAATGATAAATCAAGTCTGCTCCTAATTAAATAATCATAACTTGAATTATAAACTAATTCACCAGATTCACCACCGGCAACATATTCAAACTTGAAATTAGATAAACCTTTCAACGGTTTCCATGTATTATCAATACCTGTAGTAATATTTTCTTCACTACCACCATCAATATTAATACCAGAAATAGACATTGAATCACCTTCGCTTAAGGTTAAGATATTCATTTCTTGTATTCTCAATGGTGCACCATTTGAAAAGTCCTTAACAACCCAAGTAATACCAGCATTATAGCCCTCGTTATTTATAGACTCAATATTAACAGGCACATTACCTAATGCCCATTGAGATATATCTCCGGCAGGTTTAATTAACTTAGTACCTGCACCCAAGATAACCATAGAATCTTTAGCGGTATTACTGTAAATAAAGTATTCGCCAGAACCTAAAATAACAAATTCATCATCTTCTTTAAACAGTATATTACCTGGGGTGCTTGTTATCCAGTAACAAGGTACAGCTACATCACTTAATTGTGTTTCTAAAATTTCTCTAATACCAATTTGTTGCTCAGACCTTAATTGAGTAAAAATATCTGTTCTGATAGAACCATAATTACTTCATTCTTTTGTAGTACCAGTTACAGTTTGAGTTAAATAATCAGTATAATATAAATCAAAATTAGGTTTAACTATAGTACCACCGGTATAAATATCAGTGTATTCTTTTCCACCTTGTTTATATATAAATACTAATGATTCATCACTCTTTAATTTATATTCAGCGTTACTGTAAGCTATAATATCTGTAGCAGTACTTGTTGCTGAACTAAATCTGTACCATACTGAACCTGGATAAATTTTAGTTGAATAGTAATTAGGATAAGCAACTTGTACGTATTCATTAGGTTTTACAGTATAAGGTGTTAAATTATAACCCATAGACTGAGAATGAGAATCAACAGCGCTTAATGTTACATTATCATCTATACTAATAGTAGTAACATAAGTACTATCCCGATAAATCATTTCTGAAGTTTGACTAAATACTAAAGCATTATTAGAATCATTATTAATTTTTAATTTTATATTATTACCAGAATTATAACTCCATACATTGCCATTAACATCTATAATAGTAACATTAAATGGACCTTCATAGTATGAGTGGGCTGCAATTGAAACTGGGTCTTCATTGATATAAATATTCCAGGTATCTGCAGCTGATGAAGTAGGCTGAGTATTAAATTGATATCTAGTTTCACTGGTATCAGTAACACCAACTTCACCTTCTGTTAATTCAATAGGGATATATGATTCTGTACTTATTTCTAAAATATCTTCAAATGTTGATAAATTTGATTGACCATATTCATAATTAAATGTATCATCAAAATTAAATAAACATAATCTACCAGCAAGAACATTTTTAGCTACCATATCAACTAAAAGATTATTATTGGTACTATCATAAACACTTTCTTCAATTATTTCACCATCATCAGCTACTCTAACTGCAGTAGGATTATAATCGAAATCTTCTAATCTAATAGTTCTTATATTAGAGTTAGCATTAACAATTACTTTATAAACTTCATCATAATTAAGTTCTTCACCAAAATCGACCTCTCTGGCGTTGAAGTTCTGAGTTAAAGCTATCTTAATATCATTAATAATTTCTTCTTTCTCCTCTACACTCATTAATTTTTTGTAAGGAGATACTGTAATTACTAATGGTACAACGTTTTTAAAATAATATACTTCATCTGGTGTATGTTTTCTATAAGTATGGTTAATACATTTTAATTTTTCTAATTCGTATTTAATTTCACTTAAAGTATATTCATCTACTGGCTTAAATGATTCAGCAATTGCTACTTCAGGTTTTGTGGCCTCCCAGTTAGCTTCTTTATAAGCAGTTAAAGCATAAATACATAAATCATAAGGTGACATTGATTTAGTATAATCTACAAAATCATCGTATGAAATAGAAGATAATGTTTTAGTTACAGTAGGGTTAATGCTTGTAACTACTACAAAATGACCACCAGATGGATAAACGTCTCCAACCGCAGGTGTAACAGGGGCTGAAGTCATTAAATTATATGCCTTTATAGTACCCGGGTCATTTAAACTAATATTTTCAAAGTATTCACCATACTGGTCATAAGTAATAACATTTAAAGCATGATTATAGTCATTTCTTACATCAGTAACTACACCATTTGAAATAAATGGTAAATTATAATCATCTTCTAAAGTGTATATAGCATTTGAATAATCTCTACAAGTAACTAATGTATCAAATGTACCTACTACTTTTTTAAAAGACCTGTACATTTCATCTATTGTTTCAGGGTCTTTACCATTTCTAAATGATTTAATTAAAGAAAAAACCATATCAGGACTATCGCCTGATAAAACTAGATTCAAATCTCCAACTTTATAAATTGTAGGAGATACTACGCTTAATGACTCGGTATTAAATATATTTCCTGCTGAACCAGAAGTGGTCATATATTTAATTTGTAACCCTTCACCTATTAAATTAGCAATATCGCTAGGGAATTCAATATAAGGTAAACCAACAACTGAATCGTAATCAAATTTATAAATTTTAGAACCTAAAGGTTGAGTTGATAAGTAATTATTTTTAACCCAAATTTCTTGAGAATCCCAGCCATCTGTATCTGTGCCAGAGTCAACAATATTTCTAATAAAAATACCATTTTGTGCTACATAAGGGTTAGGTAAATAGATTCTATTATTATCATCTAAATTTACTAAACCAATTGTTGATTCACCCTGTACAGTTAAATCATTAATAGTACCTTCCATAAAGGTACATACAGATGGAATACCATAACCTCTAATTGATAAATTAGATACCTGAGTATAAGCTTTATCACCATTACTTAATACCAAAGTAAATGCCGGTATAGTAAAAGAAAACCGAGTATTAGGGTCAAGAGAAGAAGGTTTACATGCGCAAGAAATTTCTCCTTCTGCAGATATATAGTATCTCGGAGTATAACCATTCATCTCAGTAATATTTCTTACTGAGCGGTCCTGAGTAGCTGAAGGTAAGAAAGCTTCCAAAATATTTTTATCTATATTATAATTGGTATGGTCGGCAATAAATGCACCCTCTTTTAATAAAACGACACCAGGGTCAGATTCATTAGTACCTTGCCCTGGGTCCCATTCATTAGTTAATTGCTTAGCTAAATCTAAGAGGTCTGGGTATAAAGATGCAAAATCTTTATCTGTAAACGATATTTTTGATAATTGTAAATCTTTATCAGTAATCATATTTTAATTCTCCCTCATTATAATATATATTAAACAACTACTCTTAATAAAACTAAATTATATAAGTTAGTTTGGAAATTTACTCTATTTAAAGCTTTTATAGTAACTTTAACAGTTATATTATCTGCTTCTAAAATTATATCTCTTCTTTCTACCCTTATTTGAGGCATGAATATAGAAATAGCTGTATAAATATCATCTATAACAATATCCTTTAATACAGTATCATTTTGGTCGTAAAGAAACTTTTTTAAATTACAACCATAGTAAGGGTCACCAAATAATTCACCTTTATCAGAATATAATAATAATTTTAAATTCTGTAATGTAGCATAATAATCAGAAACAATATTTACTTTTTGTTTATTAGTATTAAATATTCTAGGATAATTTATCGATTTCATTATGCGGTCACCTCGTACCATTCTCCATATAAAATATAATCAAGACTAGCACCCCCTGAGCTGTTGTTTGAACCCTGTGTAAGTTCAAATAAATCATTAGTAGTATATCCACCTATTTTAACATTTGAAGGGAGAGTAACAGTTCCTGTAACGTTTAAATTATTAACAACGTGATAATTTTCTATTTTTTCATCTGCGCCAGTATATAATTTACCCATAATTACTGGAACATCCATTTTATCATTTTCGAAGATGACGTATACGCAATCTCCTACTTTATAACCATTATATTCTCCAGGCTGATTACATAATAAAGCAGAAAATACCATTTCATGGTTAGTATTATCTTCCATAAAAGGTATTCTTACTTTATAAATATTTTTGCCTTGTTCAGGCAGTTCTTTTATAAAAGCCTTTAAAATCATTAAATATTAGTTCTCCACCTTTGTTGAGGGTTAATGTTATTTGATGTGTTTTCTTTATTTACTGTAATTGTATTTATTGCTTTTTCTGCAGCACTTTTCTTAGCATCTTCTGTAGAAGAAATTAAATCTTCTCTTACATCTGAAGAAGTACTTAAAGTTTCATCAGGTGCAACTCTTAATAATTCCAAAGTTGTAGAATAACCACTGGCACCAACATTATCAGTTTGACTTGTAATAATATAGTAACCAGAAGCTATATGTTTACGACCATAAAACCATACATTAACTTTTAAATAATTCATTAATATAGCAGGTTTTAATAACCCTCTTATATTCATAGATGCTTGTATAGGAAAATCTGTTACTTTAGTTCACCATGTTCTATCGGCCTCATTAAAATCATATTTAGTACCATTTATTAAAGGCGAATAAACATATTCAAGTTCACCATTAGAATTAATTCTTTTTACATAATCATTATTATTGGCCATTTGATTATAATCATATAATATAGACCAGTTCATACTATTTCTTAATTGAAATGTAGTTACTACATTTGAAGTAGGGAATCCTATATCAACTTCATACGTACATAATTCATTTAAAATATTATTCGCTCTTTCAATTTTTTGAACTTTAAAGTATGGACCACCATAAATATTAGTAGTATCTTCATAAGTAGTTAAAGAATACACATTAGGTTTTTTAGAACTTACTGATGAACTGCCAGCAGGTGCCATATAAGAAACAAGAAATGATATATATTCTAGTACTGACATATTACTTTTTGTAGGTATATCAACAGCTTCATCATCCATAGCAATAAATCCATCTTGGATTATTTTATCAATATCTGCCATGCCAGTAAATACCTGAGTCAATTTATACTTAGGGTCTCTTAATAAGTCTATTATAATCTCACTAGGTTTCTTTTTACTTTTGAATTCAAAACTATAACAACCACTTAAAGAAAGTGTTGCTGTTGAAATTGCTTCAATTGTATAATAAATAATTGATTCTTGCATATTAAAACTAGTATTTACATTAGTTATAATAGCTTGTTCATTCCTATAAATATATTGTGGTAGTGAAAAATCACCATAATCTATAGTAATTAATCTTGTTTTAGAAACACCACCAAATAATTTCTCAAAAAAATTAGGGTCGCTTCTTTCAGTTATTGGGTAAGAAATATTTATAGAATATTGATTAACAGTACCGTTTATTTTTTTAACTTGCAAAGATTGTACATAATTAGGATATTTTGTAGCAACATTTTTATACAGTTTATTTTCACCTATACCAACAGACTTTTCCTCATATACGCCGAAAGTGTAACCACCAATATTAAGTCTAATAAATGGGGCTTCTACTCTTGTAGTATCAGTTAATAAAGCACCTATTCTATTTGTAGTGTTAGCTATAACACGTTTATTGCCCAAATTATCCGCTGCTACTTTTGCCATAATTATTTAAACCTAATTCCTGCTAATGAAGGTATAAACAAGAAATTAAACCTTTCTATTAAATTAATAAACGGGTCTTGGATTCTATTGAAATCAGCTATAACTCAATAAAGGTCTGGGCGACCATAATAATAAAGAGCAAGTGAATCTAAAGTATCAGTATCTTTAACTGTATGAATAGTATACTCAGTATCTAATCTTAAATTACTTGTAATACCATAAACATACTTACCATCTACAGAATGATAATAATAAGGGAAAGGTGCGTAGCGCGAAGTATAATCATAATTTTTATAAGCTTTAGCTGTTAATACTTTCATTATCAACTACCCCCTGAGCTACCACCAAAACCACTATTATTATTTTTATTTCTAATATTAAAATCTGTATTAGGTGCTTTTAAACTTGTATCTCCGCGCCAACCAAATAAATTTCTAAAATCTTTTACAACTGTAGATTTTTGAGTATCTTCATCAGTACCAGGAGTTTTTGGACTGCTAGGCCCTTCTAATTCTGTTAAATTAGTTTGAGAAGAACCCTGGCCAGAAATATAAATACCATCTTGGAATGTTTGAGTAATACCTCTAAAAGACCCTTTCTGAGCCACTGTTTCAGAATCATACGGGTCTACTTCAGAAACAGTAAAATTAATACTTATTACTGCATATTTATTATATGTTTTACCATTTCTTACAACAGTTATTATAGGCTTTTTATAAGTAACTTGAACACCAGAAGTAACTACACCTTTAATAAAAATATCATCACCGAATCTTACTGCAACCATAGGTGGTTCAACAGATTTAGAACCAGTGTTATAAATTTTATATTTAGGTAAAGCCATTGATTGAAGATAATTTACTAAGGTATCTACGTAATCATTTTCTATAAATTTACCATCAGCATCATAAACACTTTGGAAAGGTTCAACATTAGACTTTAAATTACTTACATTAGTATTAATATCATTCATCAAATCTCTGTGTAAATCTAAGCTAATAGTAACTGTTCTAGGGCCAGAATTTTGAAATGTAAATACAGGTGCTGACCTCGATAAAGCATTTGTTTCCCGGAATTTAGTTGTCATGTTATCGCTGACAGACTCTGGGTACATAGGTAATACACAAAATTTATCTAAGTGATAAAAGTAAATATAATTTGCTATTAATTTAGAATCCTCTATCATACTTAAATACCTCTATAATATTACCGAATGAAGTCTCAATATCTTTATCACAGTAACCTAATAAATCAAATTTAATATCTGATAGTTTTAAGTTTTCAGACCTAGATTTTACAAGGTGGTCATTTTCAATATTAATAATATTTCCAGTAACTTTTTTATTTATCTTCTTCTGAGTATTATAAAATGTTTTTCTTCTAATATTATTATCTCATATATCATATAAACCAACAAATTTACTACCTGAATATATACAGGTCTGATACTTACCTATATTTTCTTTTATTTTTTCAATATTAGTAACAACATTATGTAATAAATACTCTACCAATCTATCTGCAAATGGGTACGTATTTTTATCGTTAATTGCTAATAATGAAGATTTAGAAATACCTATATCAAAATCATAATTTTCTTCATTATATTTTATATCGGTAACCATGCCCTGGAAAATATCATAATTACTAATATAATCACCTTCAAGAATTACTATTGATGAAGTAACTTTTGAAGGTATTTTTAATATGAGTTTTAAATTCTTTTCCTGCATTCAATATTCACTAGCATCAAATTTAGGTGCATATAAAATAGGTTTATTAAATACAGAACCAGCAATCTTTTTATAAGTTTTTGTTATTAGTTCTTTTGATTTATTTGAAATACTTGAGCCAGTATAAATCATTTCAGCTATTTCGTAACTTGCAGGTGAATCAATAGCAATAGTATATTTTTCATCAAATTTAATAGGTACTATATAATATTTAAAGTTTTTATCATAAGTATCTAAAGTAAATTGTGCACCATTTATACTGAATACAGAATATAATTCTGCTGGGCTTTCGAAGCTAAAACAATTATATAATGACATTAAATCCAATTGTTTATAATCTCTTAAAAATCTTAAATAATTACCTAAATAATTATGAGTATAAGAATCATAAATAGATGAATTAATGACAAGATTAGTTGTTAAATTAACCTGTTTCTCATTAAAAATAAATCTATTAAGGTGTTTTAATTTACCATTTTCACCAATAGCTATACTATTTTCTTTTATATAAATCCTACCGTTATAAATAGGTTTATCTTTTCTATATACCGGGTAAATAGGTAAATTAAAAGTCTTAAGATACTCTTTAATGAAGCCTGTCATATTATTTGTTTCATTAAATCTATAATGCATTTAAAACTCCTCCTAGCTTTGTCCCGGACCTTCTTGGGCGAATTGGCCAAATGCCCATGATAATGATTCCCTATCATTAAATCCTGACCATTGATTTTCAATATCTTTCATATTATTAGGTGAAGCATTTCTATCAACTAACATAACATATAATAAATCGTAAATACCTTGGAGATTCATAGCTGATAAAGTCATTAAATCTTGTAAATTACCTAAATTATTCCCAATAGTAACAACGTTAGCTGTTGGGTGTATTTTTGACATTGTTGGTCATACATAAGTAGGTAATGCTTTAACTAATTCTATTACTGAATTAAAGTTAAAGGCAATACTTTCTCCCATACTTCTAAGAATTGAATTAGTACCCTCATTACCATCTATAGCAGTTAAAGTACTACTTAAATTTTGAATAATGACTGAAGTATTAGTATTATATTCTTCTCTTACTTCAACCATTAATTTATAAATATCAGTAGTATCATAATACTCTGTATCTTGGTCTATTAATGCTTCGTTAGCAAAATCAGTAGCGCTATTTTTAGCATTTTTTACAATATCTTTAGTATCATCTGTTGCAACAATTAAACTACCAGAAGTTTGTATACCAGAAGTTTTTTCATATGAACTTAAATTACCATAAGCTCTAATATATTGAGCATTTACAATAGAATCGCCAAACCTATTTATATTTGTATTAGCTAATCTTGAGAATAACCGCTCTGCTTCTGAACCACCCATTAAGGTATTACCTAAATTAGATATTTGGTTCATTATTGAAGATATACCAGTATTCAATAAACTAGGGAGCGTAAATAATAAAGGTGCAACATTTAATATTTTACTTAAATCAATATCTACACCAGTACCTAATATTTTTGTTGAAATGCCTAAACCAGAAACAAGAGGTTCGGTCATTTTAGTAATTAATTCTGTTGTTTTATATGCAGCATATTCAACAGGGTCATTAGCTACACCTACAGCCCAATTATATTGTAAATTTGAAAGTATATTTTCTACTCTGGAAGTAAAAGGTATTAATTGACCTATCTGATGGAGAATATCATGTACATCATCACTTATAAGACCAGTTTCTGCATCAGGTGCATTACCTACTTGCCGAGCAGCTATAATATCAGCAACCTCAATACCAAATATTCTAGCATATTCTGATTTAACTACATTACTTACATTATCGCCCATTTCGGCAATATAATCAGTAATGCCTCTCATTAAAGTATTAACGTCTTCACCAGAAATACCATTATTGAGCATTTCGCCATAAGATAAACCTTGTCTTGCAGCACCCATTACAATGAGGTTTTGCATTGCAGAACCCTGTAACCGATTAATATTACCGGAACCAAGTTCGCCAATAGCTGCAGCAATTTTTCTTACGGAATCATCACTCATACCAACACTGGATAGAGAACCTAACCACTGTTGAACTACTACTTCAAGCTTCGAAGCCTCATTAGCAGTCATTAATGATTGAGCTTGTAATAGAGACTCAGATACCTGTTCAAACCCGTGTTTAATATATTGTGAGGTTTCATAATTCTGATTTAAGAATTCCTTCAAACTAGCTTCTATAGCAAATCTATTTGAAGATAAATCCTGTCTTTGTAAATTAATTAATCTTGTTAATGAACCATTAGATGCATTAAAAATCATTCCCATGTCTTCCGACAGTGTTTCGAGGAATGCTCTTTGTCTAACATTATATAAAATACCTTCATCTACTAATTCAGAAAGATTTTTATATGCCCGTTCCTGTTTAACAATGGTACTACCGGCCATCGACCAGTTAAAATCTTGTACCATGTCTCTGTACGCAGATAAACCAGTATTGTTATTAAGCCCGCGCATCCGGTAAGCCATTTTTTCTTGGCTATTGATAAAATCTTTAAGGACTCTATCAAGCTCTGTTTTAAGGCCTTCCCGTAATTTTAAAGCAAATTCTGCTGCTACTTGCTGTAATGATACTGATAAACTTTCTCAGTTATGTGAAGAGATAGCATTAAAATCCCTTTTAAATAGTTCAGCTAAACCGTTTAATTTGGCTTGTTCTCTATCAATATCTAATTGTGCTTGTTTATCTCTTGCTAATTGGAAAGTAGCTTTTTGTTCAGCAAGTTTATTTATTTCATCCTGTCTTTGCTTAAATAAATCATCTTGAATCTCTTTTCTCTTTTTTGCCTCAAAATTAATTTCTTTAGTAAGACTTTTTAATCTGTCTTTTTCTTCTTTAGTTGAAGCTCTTTTTTCGAGTTCAGCTCTTTTATCATATAATTTTTTTAATTCTTGCTGCCTTATATCGAAAGCTGATTCAAGTCGTCTTATTTCTTCCTGTATATCGTTCAGAGATAATGTATCGCGTATAGTATCACTGTTATTTGCTGCCATAATTATCTCCTTTCATATTTAAATTTAAAACGCTCTGTTCCTATTTTCATTAGATTGTTTTATCATTTCTTCAGTTCTCTGGAATTCTTCTGTGATAAATTCTAATAAATAATTTTTTTCAATAGGAGTTATTTTCATTAAGTCTGTGTAAGAAGTGTTACAATTCTTAGAAATTAAGTAACATTCCTTAACTATTTCTTTATATCTGTAAGGCCCGTAAGGTTTACCATCACTAGTCAACTTCGGGTCTAAAAAATTCACTTGTGAAGCGAAACGTGCTGTTGACTTCTCTGTCGCAATTTGGACACTTAGAAACTAAGCCAACATCAACTCCAATCCGATTATTTATTTTTTCGCCCCTCTGAAGAATAACCATAGAATCCTTTAAAGGTAAATTTTTCAAAGTATTTTGAATTGTTGCTGGATTCACAGGTTGACCATCCATCATATAAACTAAAGTTTCAAGATTTAATAATAGTGTAGGGTCTTCTTTCATATCAGGAAATTGCTTCTTCATTTCCTTTTTCTTTCTCTCAATATTATCAAGGTCTTTAGGGGTTTGAAGTCTTAATCTAACAGTTTTTCCAGTAACTGGTAATTTTACTTCTAATAATTTATTTATTTCTTCATTATACTCATTAACTTTTAAATCATCTAAATTAATAGTATTTTCATAGATTTGACCACAAAAAGGGCAAACTACAGATAAAGTATAATTAGGCCCATAAGTAACAACTCTTAATTTATGAAGTAAATATTGATAATCACCAAGGCACATATCATAAACTGATATAGGTAATTTTGTTACTAAACAAGCTTCTATAATTTCTGACATTGCTTTATATGGGTTATCTGTGGCCGTAAGACGTTTCATTTCTTCGGCCACAGTCATACTTCTTAGTTTAACTATAGGGTCAAAAGCTTTTCCATATATTTGCCCTTTTGATGGTAAACTATAATCTTCTTGAATTGTAATGTTTTCACTATTCATGCTGCAAAGCCTCCTTGAATATATTATACATTATTCTTTAGTCTGGTAAATGTGGAATTGCTCTATCAAATCTGATGGTTGCAGTAATTTTCTTCTTATCTGCTTGTTCATTATTCCAACCATCTTCAGTAATACCTTTTACCCAGCAGCCCTTTAAATCCCAGTAACGAACTAATGTATTATCTGGTAAATATTCAAGTACGGTAGCATCAACCTTATACTTATCTGAACTAGGGATAGTATCGTTAATAACATCATAAGATAATGCCTGCCAAGCTAATAATACTGATTTACCATCTGCACTTACAAAGTCATTAATAACCAATCTATTCTCTTGGAATGTTGGCACACTAGCATAATAAACAGTACTATTACCACGCTTTACTTCAACTTCATTTTGTGTAAAATGAGGTGGGTCAAATGAAACAACTGAGAAATCCAATACTTCTTGAGCATTTGTAATATAAGACCTCTCTTCAGCAGGGTTTTCTGCAACTCTAAGTAATCTATCTAACCCAGAAATAATAAATCTAAAGTTATTAGTTCTAACGGGCTGATAAACTCTAGGGTTATCCGCAATATGATATGTTCCGAATTCTGACATATTTTAATTCCTCCCTATCTTAAACTTCAGCAAATTCAACGTCTTCGTCGGATAAGTTGATAGTAATTTCAAAATATTCAACTGCCTCAATAGGCTTAATAGTTAATATTGCTTTAATTGTGGCTTTTTCAGTAACTACTTCTTTCTTCCAAGAATACCAACTAATACCACGACCTGACTGCATCTTGTCAAGTAAGGTATTACATAACTTCTTGAAGTTAACCCAAGTAATATCATCATTAGGTTCAAAAGTACTTCTTAACGCAGCATGATAAATCTGCTTCTTTAAATCGCATAACAAAATTCTTACATTTAAGAAATCTGAGAATGTTAAGTTTGTAATATCACCATCATATCCATGACTACCCATTACACGGTTGCCCCATAATCTAATTCCGTAATTACCAGTTCTCATAATTACATTAATTTTCCACATCCGTTTGCTACTATCTTGGACAGTTCTCATAAATCCTTCAGTAATATCATATTTTGTATCAACTAAAGTAGGAATTGAACCTCTAATAATACCTGAAGCTGCAAACCAGTTAGCATTTACTCTTACACTATTAGCATACGCCATTAAATAACCAAATGAAGCTGGCATGAAATCAATTATTTCACCAGTACTATTGGTAGGTAAAGTAGTCTTAATAGCAGGGTAAGTACATACTGCATTCTTAAGAGAGTTATTATCTTCTGCTGTACCTTCAGTAATATTAAATGCTATTACTTCTTCTGGTGTAAAATCTTGCTGTAATTCAACTAATGCTACACAGTCACCTCTACCATTTACATTATCTGCTAAAGCAGTTAAACTAGTATAACAACCACCATCACCATCAAGAGCTACAGATTCATTTGAGCCTTTCTTAAAAACATTTGGCCAGTAACCAGTAGTAATGAACTTAATGTTATATAAATTCTTATTTTCAAATTCTTTAAAGATACTATCATTTGCTACACCTTCTGAGCTTTCAGTACCACCAACTATTAATGCATTAACCATTTTTGCAAATGCGAGGTCACCATCTTCTGTGGCATCAAACGCGTCCTGAAGTATATTTTTTGCATCTTCAGAAACTTTAAATGGTTTTACTAATACCTTTAATCCAGCATTTAATAACTCTGTAATTACAAAATAAGATTTATCTTTGATAATAGTTTCAGCTTCAGAAGATTCACTTGAATTATTAGTTACTTTAATAGAAGGAATATTATTCCAGAAACTTGAAGCTTTAAACTCAAAGTAATCATTAAATAATACAGGTCTTGTAGCAATTTCTACTTCGCTATCTGTTAATAAAGGTACTAATACAATGTTCTCAGTAGCATCAAAAGGTCTAAGTGATGTTTTTTCTTCTTCCCTTATTACAATATTTGGCATTTTTTCTCCTTTACTAATTATCTAAAACCTTTATAAATCGATTTCGACTACATTTAAATCAGATTCATTGTCTGATTCAACTGGTTTAATAATATTTTCATTATCGTTAGATATTTCAATTAGACCAGTTTCAATTTTCCAGTTATCCATGAATGGAACACTGAATAACCAAGCATCATCAACAGTTAATCTAATTGTGAACCTGGTAAATTGTCCAGAAATTAACCTTTCAGGGATATCTGAACTATCTGATATAGTTGACTCAACTAATACAGTTGAATCATGTACAACCTTCGCATTATTGTAAGGAATTTCTATACTTAGTTTTGGATAATTTATAAAGTTAAAAATAAAATTCCTTGCATACTCATCAGCTTCCGCGAAGTATTTTGTATAAATATCAAGCTGATAAGTTAATTTTATAGGAATAGCGTTAAGAATTTTTGAAGTTTTTATAGAATTCTGTAAATGAGCTCCATCATAACTTAAAGCTTTCTTTGTTGTTGAAATAATTTCAATATCACTATCCCTAGATAGGGCCACCAATGGCAGTGTTAATTTTTTATCATTTAATGCATCTGCTCTTTGTTGAAATAATCTAGTTGAATCTGAAGGACTAAGAACTACTAAATTAGGGTCCTTAATTCAATTCTTGATTTTCTCAACCAGGGCTTGGTCATAATATCTTATTGCCATGTTTTCACTCCCTATATATTACATTTATATTTTTTTCTACAAACTTAAATACTTTTAATAAAATAGGGTAACCTTGTATTTCTCTATTTCCATAAGTAATTAAATCAATGTAGTAATTAATATAATTACCATTTATTTTAATGGTATTTGTTGTATTAATTGTATAAGTTTCTCCGTTTTTTGTTATAAGTAAATTTCTCAGAGAAGTACGAAGAATTTCTAAAGAATCTATCCCAAATTCTGTATCAAATAGTTGTAACCTTTTTTTATTAACAAGCCTATTAAATAAGGCATAGATATAAGTTTTTAAATGAGCGTATATAAATTGATTTATATCTTCCTTATTATTACTGTTTATTTTTCGTATTGTTAATATCATTTATAATATTTTGTACAAATTTTCTATTATCTTCAGAACTTGTTATTAAATCTTTTATAAAATTCTCTTGTTGGTCTTTAGAAGAATTCTTTCATGTTTTAATTAACGAATTAGTATTTTTTATTTGTTTACCGGTGATATTAGAAATAATTTTTTCTACTTGTGGCCACGTTCTTAATTTACCTTTACCATTTTCAGTATATAAAATATTTTTCTTTGCACTTTCACTAACATTATTTAACCCAATATCTTCATGAGAAGGATTTACATCAACCTGTATTAAATGATTCATATCATCTTCACTTCTATTATATAATTCTTTTTTAAATATTACTGAATCATCATCTCTTACATAATTTGGAGTTATTTTTTCCAAATAACCATTAGCATAAGAATTATATAATTTGAAAAATGAATTATCTTTTAATAATTCTTGTAATGTATTACCATCAATATTATTTAAAAGAATTATAAAATCATTTTTTGGGTCAGCAGCTTCTTCTGGTTTAAAAGCCTTAAATCAATCAACAAAAGTATTAGTACCTAAAGTATTATTTAAAATTTCAGGATTATCTCCAGATTGTTGGCATGAAGTATGTAAAATTTCTCTAGCAGCACCAGCTCTATCTTTATATGAATTTGAAGTATTGTTAAAGAAATTTATAGCATCAATTAAACCATCAGATGATTTATCAAACGATTTTAACTGGTTAATATTACTAGACCGGTCTTGCGAAACATCATTGTTTTGGCTTTGTGGTTTATTTTTTAAAAGATTATTAACAGCTTCTTTTCTCTTTTGTCTTGTATTCCAGTTAGTTTCGTGTAATTTATCTTCATTAATTATTTTCATAAATTAACCCTCATATAATAAATTAAAATCTGAATTGTTAAATAATTCAGTATCTGATTTAGCCAAAGTAGTTTCGTATTCCTGTACTAATTCACAAGTAATACTAGCAGGGTAAATCATTTCAGCACTCATTCGAGTAACCCTAAATAATCTACCTTTAGTATTATCAAAAGCACTAGGTATAATAAATAGAGAACCAACCTGTAAGCCAGGTAAATCATAAGGAACGTGAATCATTGAAGCTTGTGTTTGTAATTCTGAATCCCAACCTAATTTCTTTGCAGTTTCCTGCTTTATATGTTCTTCGAAAATACAACCAACTAACATACCATCAGTATAGTTAGATTCTAATTCACCGTGTAAGTTATAGTGTTTATCACTAGTAGGTTGTTTATAAATAACAACTACCCCAAGAAGTTTTACCATTTCTCTAAACCACTTGCGGTGAAGTTTAGCATTATTATTTAATAATAAACCATAGCTAGCTCTGGTAGTAGTTAAATTATCTAATTCAGTATTTGATTGGTACCATTTATCGTTTGAATATGTTTCAGTACCTGCCATATCGAACACCAACCTTTAAACAAGAACTCTCTTTACGCGACCTGTAACTCTTACTGATTCGTTTAACTTCTTAGTAATATAATTATAACCTAAACTTTCGGTAATAAACTTATTATTCTCAATTTTTCCCTTTAAAGAGAAAGCCTTCTTAGTTTTTGAGAAAGTCTTATTAAACCCTTCAAGAACTACCTTATCACCCTTCATCATCTTAGGGTTAGAGAAAGTATAAGTAGTCTTCTTAGTATTGCCTGAAGTAAATGTAATTAAACCTTCAACAATTAATGTATTACCTGATTCTGTAACTGCAGTAGTTTTATATGACTTAATATTGTCATAAACCTTACGCATATAAGATTCACCCATCTGGTCGAAAGATTCTTCATCAAATTCATCGAATTCTTCTTCCTCGCCTTCTTCAGCAGCTTCAGGTTCTTCAAAATCTAATTCATCTTCAGTAGCAATTTCTTCATCTTCGTTTTCTTCATCAGCAGCTTCCTCAGATTGAGCTACGATTTCAGATACATCTTCATCACTTAATGGAGCAATTTCTTCCTGACCACCTTCACTATCTAAAGGTTCATCAGTAATAGAATCTTCCATTAAAGGTTCAGTTGTAACAGTTACCTTACCACTTTCATCAGAAGTCATTGCCAACTTCTGGTCATCAGTTTTAATTTCTACTTCATTAAATCCTTCTGTTAATGATTCATCAATTGATTGATTCTTTAACTTTTTAGAATCACCATACTTTAAAGCTTCTTCGCCACTAATTACCTTAGTTGAAACACCATTACTATCAGTTTTGCCATTATACATTTTTCTTATCTTAGCTAAACCATTCTTTTTATCATAAGTAGTGGCAACAATATATGGCTTAAATGAATTATCTTCTGAATAAGCTAATGCAGCAGCTACTGGCTTCTTATCAAAGATACCTTCTTCTAATGATTCGTCAATTGATTGATTCTTTAATTCTTTAGCATCAGCATATTTTAGAGCCTGGTCACCACTAATAACCTTTTTAGATACACCGTGTTTAACTTCAAAACCACCATGACTATTTACATAATCTTTTATTGCCTGGGCACCGTTTTTAGCATAAGAAGTTGCAGTTATATAAGGCTTAAAAGCATCATCTTCTGAGTAGCATAATAATGCAGCAGTAGGCTTCTTATTAAAGATACCTTCTGTTAACTTATCACCACATTCTTCAAGTGGTTCTTCTTCCTCTTCATCATCTAAGAACTCACTTACAACCTTGCAGTCATCATCTTTACAAGCTTTGCGTTTTTCATTTAATTCTCTTCTGAACTTACCTACATTGAAAGATTCTTTAACTTCTTCTTCTTCATCTTCAATTTCTTCTTCAGGAACTTCATCAGTTTCTTCTTCGGCAGGTTCTTCAGGTTCTACCACTTCGTCATCTACTTCAATTTCGACTTCATCTTCGGTAGGTTCTTCTTCATCAAATGGTTCGCTTTTACC